TGTGAAGGCGGCTTAGTTTTAAGTCGCTCTAGCTTTTTAATGCAACCGGGTGAAGCAATAGAATTACTTAACTTTGAGCCTGATATTTCAGGTGGTTACAGAAGAATTAATGGCTATTCTAAGCATGTAAATCAAGTTGTACCTTTTACAAACAGCACTGCTGAACAGCCTTTAATGGTTACTTTGTTTGCAGATAAAGTTGTGGCAGCTAGGGGTGAAAGAATATATACCTCTGCCTCTACTACTTTATCAATTCGTATTGCAGCAAATACTAGCATGTCAGGTGCAGGTACAATTAGTGTAAAAAGCACTACAGGTTTTTCTTCTAGTGGTACTCTTCAAATAGCCTCAGAAATATTTACATATACAGGAGTTACTGCTAGTAGTTTTACTGGTGTTACTAGAGCCACTTCTAGTACTACTGCTGCTGCACATTTAAAAGGTGTAGTTATTTCAGAAAGTTGGACTCAAAGAGCTACAGGTAGGACTAATGCAGGTAAGTACCATTTTGAGAGATTTAACTTTAACGGCACTGAAAAACTTATATGCGTAGACGGAGTTAATGATCCTGTTGTTATTAGTTCTGCAGATATAAGTAGTACAGCCGTTTCCTCTCCTAATGCTGCTTCAGGTGAGGATACATCATTAGGTGCAGATATTGCTTCTACTACAACCATGTCAGGGTCAGGTACTATTACGGTAAGCAGTACTGCAGGATTTATTAATCCTAGTTCTGGTACTGAGTCTATATTAATTAATAGTGAGATATTTACATATACGGGACTTAGTGCAACTACTTTTACAGGGGTAACTAGGGCTGCTAGTGGGAGTACTGCAGCAGATCATACTATTGGTGCTGCTGTCTCTGATTTATTCCCTCCTACTGTAACAGGTGCTAAACTTGTTACTGCTTTCAAGGAACATATGTTTTATGCAGGAATGCCTAACACACCACAAGAGATTGTTTTTAGTTTACCCTTTGATGAAGATAATTTTTCTGTAGCCCTTGGTGCAGGTAGTATTAGTGTTGATGATACTGTAGTTGCACTAAAAGTTTTTCGTGATAGCTTGTTTATTTTTTGTGAAAACAGAATTTTTAAATTAACAGGAAGTAGTCAAGCAGATTTTTCTATTACTGCCGTTACAAGAAACATTGGTTGCATTAACAGCTTTACCGTACAGGAATTTGCAGGTGACTTAATCTTTCTTGGGCCAGATGGGTTACGTACTGTTGCTGCGACTGCACGTATTGGTGATACAGAACTTGGTACTATTAGTAAAAACATTCAACCTATTTTTGATGAAAACATTAAAGATGCAGGTTCTTTTGACAGCGTAGTTATACCTGATAAAACACAATACAGAATATTCTTTACTAAAGATGGGCAAGCGGCCTCCCTTTCTAAAGGCGCTATTTGCGTTCTTAAAAAAGAAGCGTTTGAGTTTTCTGAATTAAAAGGTTTAAAAGTTACTTGTACATCTTCTAATGTTGAAGAAGGTGACGTAGTTGTATTACATGGCGATGTAGATGGCTTTATACAAAGACAGGAAGTAGGAAATACTTTTGATGGTACAGTTATAGCAGGTAAGTATCGTAGTCCTGATATGGCTTTTGGTGATCCCGGCATACGAAAACACATGCAAAAAGTTATTATTAACTATAAACCTGAAGGAACTGTTGACACAGATTTATTTGTTAGGTATGATAATGAAAATAAAGATTCTGCAAGACCTCCAGTGTATCCTTTTGATACAACTAACTTAGCTGCATCATATGGTACTGCATTATATAGTACAACATCTAGCACAACTCAGTTTGCTTATGGTGGAGGGCAAGAACCTCTTAACAGACAGTCAGTAGAAGGTTCAGGTTTTTCTATTGTTTTAAGGGTAGAGGATGATGGACAAAGTAATCCTTACTCTCTCAAAGGGTTTCAGCTAGAATATCAATTAGGAGCAAGACGTTAGATGGGTGCTACATATACAAGACAATCAACATACACAGATGGTGATACCATTACGGCAGATCACACTAATGATGAGTTTGATCAATTATTAGCTGCTTTTGCTGCAAGTACAGGACACACACACGATGGTACTGCTGGTGAAGGTGGCCCTATTAGTACATTGGGTGGTCATGCTATTACCTTTGGTAGTGGAACTGCAGGTACAGACATTGTTATAACCTTTGATGGCGAAAGTAATGACGGCGTACTAACTTGGAATGAAGACTTAGATTACTTTGAGTTTTCTGATGATTTACTTATTGCGTCAACGGAGAAGATTCAGTTTGGTACAACCGCTAACTATATTAACTCAGGGGCAACTAATCATCTTGATCTTGTAGCAGGTGCTGAAATACATCTTACAGCTACTGATATTAATATAGACGGTGCAGTTGATGTATCAGGTAATTTATCTGTAGGCGGTAACTTAGATGTTACTGGTTCGTTTGATATGAGTGATGCAAACATTACCAACATTGGTAGCATTGCATTAGATACAATTACTAACGATGGCACTGACATTACACTTGACTCATCTGGTGATATTATACTTGATGCTGGTGGTGCTAACGTAACAATTAAAGACGATGGCACATCTATACTTGACATTGCAAACAACTCTTCTGATGTAGAGCTTACAGTTAGTGTAGCTGATAAAAACTTTAAGATTAAAGGCACAGACAGTTCTAGTGCTATCACTGCATTAGACATTGATATGGCATTAGCAGGTAAAGCTACATTTAATGGGGATGTAGTAATAGGTGGTGATCTTACTATTACTGGTGATGACTTAGTAATGGGTACTAATACTTCAGGTCACATCCTTGTAGCTGATGGTACAAACTTTAATCCTGTAGCTGTAGGTGACTTGTCTGAAATTAGTACTGTTGCAAATGATGATGTGTTTCTTGCAGTAGATACATCAGGTGGTGGACTAAAGAAAATTACTAGGAGTGCTGTAGTATCTGGACTTGCTACTTCTGGTGCCATATCTAATGTAGTAGAGGATACTAGTCCACAATTAGGTGCTAACTTAGATACAAACAGTCATAATATATTAATTGACGATGCACACTTTATTGGTGATGAAAATGGTAACGAACAGATTATATTTCAGACTACTAGCTCTGCAGTAAATCAACTTGATATAACTAATGCTGCAACAGGTAATGGACCCACTATATCTTCTACTGGTGGTGATACAAACATCAATCTTAACATAACTCCTAAAGGTAGTGGTCAAGTTGTTCTTGATGGTAATGTAGGAGTTGAATCAGGTTTAATTGATTTAAAAAACTCAGGATCAAGATCACAGATAAAATTCTATTGTGAGTCAGGGAATGCTCATGCACAAACACTTCAAGCAGCACCACACTCAGAAAGTGCTTCAAATACTTTAACACTCCCAAGTACAGGTGGTGATGTTGACTTAGTTTCAACTGCTTCAACTGCCACACTTACAAATAAAACACTTACCTCCCCTCTTATTGGCACATCTATTCTTCCTGTTAGTGCAGACGGTACAACACTAGGCTCTGCAGCTAAAGAATTTTCTGATTTGTTCTTAGCTGATGGTGGTACAATTCAATTTGGCAATGATCAAGAAATTATTTTAACTCATGTTGCTGACAATGGCCTTACTTTAAAACACATTGGTACTGGTGATGGCAAGATGCCTACCTTTACTTTTCAAGCAGGTGACAATGACATTGCAGCCAATGATGAACTTGGGGTAATTAACTTTCAAGCCCCAGATGAAGGTGCAGGTACAGATGCTATACTTGTAGCTGCAGGTATTGCTGCTGTATCGGAAGGTGATTTTAGTGCATCTAATAATGCTACTAAGCTTTCGTTTAGAACAGGTGTATCAGAGGCCGCTTCCGAAAAAATGTCACTTAGTTCTGCTGGTTTGCTAACTATTTCTGATGACTTTATTATTAAAGATGGTGGTACTATTGGTTCTGCTAGTGATGCAGATGCTATAACTATTGCTAGTGATGGTGTAGTAACATTTAGTCAAGTGCCTGTACTTCCTAATAATACAATAGAAACAGCAGACATTCAAGCAGATGCTATTACAGGTGCTAAGATTGCTGACGATGCTATTAATTCTGAACACTATACTGATGGCTCAATAGACACAGCACATATTGCAGATGCAAATGTAACTCAAGATAAAATTGCAAATGAAGCTATTAATGAAGCTAAACTGCAAGTATCAAATGCCCCAACAAACGGGTATTTTCTAACTGCTCAGTCAGGTAATACGGGGGGTTTAACTTGGGCTGAACTTTCTGGTATACCTACATATACTAGAAGTACAACACCCCCCAGTTCTCCCAACGCAGGTGATTGGTGGGTTGATACAGCTAGAGGGGATGCAATATATATTTATGATGGGACTTCAGGTTGGTTAAGTTTTGGAGCTACCACTGAATATGCTGTTAACGGTAATTTTTCTGTAGTTGCAAATGACACCACAGAAATTTTTAGAGCTAGTTTTCAAGGCGTTGCAGTAGGAAGTTTTATTCAGTCAGCCATAGCACAATTTCCTACAGGTACTTTTTCCGATTCTGCTTTTGGATTGAGCAATAGTATAAGGGGAGTTTATGGTAGAGTTGCTACTAACGATGACCACTTATCTTATCTTACTATGGCTACTGATGCCGCAGCTCAAGATTTTGGTAATTTACACGCAGAAACAGAAAAAAACAAAAGTACTACAAGTCACGAAACACGTGGGATTGTAGTTGGTGGCCGCCTTGCTAGTGGAACTATTATAAATGTAATGGATTATATTACTATAGCTTCTGCAGGTAATGCTACTGACTTTGGTAATTTATCTGTTGCACGACACTCTCTTAGTCAGAATGCAATGTCCTCTACAACTAGGTCAATATTTTCAGGTGGAACTGCGTCAGGAGGAGGTATAGTTGATGTAATGGATTATGTAACTATAGGCACTACAGGCAATGCTACTGACTTTGGTAATTTAGTTTCAGCAAAACGAGCTGGTGCTACAGTAAATAGCACTACTAGAGGTATTATGGCAGGAGGTTATAATTCTGGAAACAAAAATGAAATAGATTATGTAACTATAGGAACTACAGGCAATGCTACTGATTTTGGAGATTTAAATGATAACACTGATAGCCGTCTTGCGTATCATAGCTCAACCATTGCTTATCTTCATGCGGGTGTAGACCAAATTACGATGGCTACAGCAGCAAATGCTACTGCCTCTGGTTACATTATGGGTGATGACATTGAATACCATGCGTGTATGCCGGGATGGATTGCATACAATGGGTAGTTGACATTAAGTAATAATAATGCAATACTTATTTTCTTATAAAGGAGAGGCAATCAATGAACAACTTAGTAAAAATAGACACAGAAACTTTTCTGCCACTAGCAGGATCAAAAGCAAACAAAGCTGCAGTAACTAAGGTTGCTGATAAACTACCCGCATTAACACAACAGTCTAAAATATTTGCACGTAGTAATTCTCAATCAATGATTACAATGATGACCCTAACAATGATGAATGGTCAAAGTCCTATGAGGATGCTACGACAAGTATTAGCTGAAACAAACAAAAAGAAATCAGCACTTGCTAGTGCTCAAGTAGTACATGCAGAAACGCTTGAAAAAGTTCATGATTTACAATCAATTGAAAATCCTACACCTATTGAGATTGCTAAGTTACGCAAGATACTAATTGATTTGGATGACATTGAAGCAAGTGTAAATGGATGTTTTAAAGATGTGGCTATTTTAATTGATACCTATGAACACCTAGAAAAAAAGTTAGGTATGGAATCATGGGATGAAGCTACATTTGAAGCTGAAGAAAAACGCCATCACATTCGTAGGGCATTTGAGTTGCTATATAGAAACATTATACAGATGGGTAGGGCTACAGAAACGCCTATTGAATATCTAATGCAGTATGGGGTTCATGCACAGCAAGCTACTGCAGAAGTTCAAGGCTATGTTAATTATACTAATGAACGTATTTCTAAAGGTGAGATTCTTTCGGCTAGTGATTGTGAAAATTTCTTAGATCAAATGGCAGATAAGTATTTGCACTGTGCTGATGAGGCTACTGAACGTATGTTTGGTATCAAAGAGATTAGTAATACAGATTACATGTTACGGTTGGAGGCTGCAGAATGATACTAGAGTATAAGATGGTTAAGACTCAAGAGGGTATGCAAGTACCTGATTGGGTTGAGGATGGGGGTCACTTTGGTAAGCCCGACTTTAGTTTTGTAGGTTGGTCTCCTGATGATAATGTTCGTGAGTACTACATCCCTGACACTGTAACTGTACTTACTAATGAGCAGTTTATTGCTAGGGTTGTAGCTTTAAAAGAGGATGACATTACAGAAGAACAAGCTACAGCCCAAGCTAATGCTTGGATTACGGCTAGAACTTAATGGATATTAACTGGACAGTAGTAACAATAGTTGGTGCCTTGTTAGCACAGGGTGCTGCTATTGTCTGGGCAGTATCAGGCATGGTGTCAGACATTCAGTATAACAGAAGTGACATATCCGAAATGAAATCTAGCACAGCAAGACTAGCTGATGATATACATGAGAATGACGTAATGATTGCACGTATTGATGCTAATGTAGAAGCAATCAAGGAAGCATTAAATGTGGTTACAACTAATCACGCAAAGAGATAATTAAATGATAGACCCCGTTACAGCTTTTGCTGCAGCTAATGCAGCCTTCAAAGGGGTCAAGATGCTAGTAGGTGCTGGTAGAGAGATACAAGATGTATCACAGCAACTAGGTGCATGGTACGGTGCAGTAGCTGACATTACTAGGGCTGAGTCCCAACGTAAGAACCCTACGTGGTTAGACAAGCAGACACACGGTACTGACAACATAGAACAAGAAGCAATGGACATTATTGTTCGTAAGAAGACATTGCTTGAGAAAGAAAAAGAAATAAAGTTTATGTTAGACTACAGGTTTGGTCTTGGCACATACGATGAAATGTTAGGTATGCGTAGGCAGATACGTAAGGAACGTGAAGATACTGTGTATGCGGCGATGGAAGCTAAAAGACAGATGGCAAACAACGCAGCTATAGGTGGCCTATCATTACTAATCATTGGTGTATTAGGTGGGGGCATATATCTGATATCACTAGGAATTGGTTAATGATTAATCTTGTTGTGTTACCCCTTGTGTTAGCAGGGCTGTTAAGTAACCCTGAGTTTGTACAGTGTCACTTAGCAAAAAGAGTTAAGATACAGGGAGAAATGGTTTGCATTTACCGTGGACCTAATGGTACAATAGGATATCATTACCCTATGTTTAAGTTTAGTGAATGCCCTAAGACATATATGTGTAGATACACACCTAATGCTAAGAAGAAAGTATCAGTTCAAGATATACTTGACGGATTAAAGGACGGATTTGAATAATGGTAGAAACTAATATACTTGGAAACAATGCGGTGGACGTGCCTGAAGTGGATGATACCCCTCCACCCCTTAATACCATTACGCCTATGCAAAACAAGCTTACTGCTATTAACCAAGAGCTTTCTGATTTGTACGCCCAGCCTCAAACCCCTATCCCTCAAGTGGATGAGGAAGGCAATCCTATACTAGATGAAAATGGGGAACCTGTTTTAGGCCCAGACCCTGAACTAGCAGCAGCTATTGCAGCTAAGACTAAAGAGCAGCAAGCTGCAAGTGCTGCAGCTTTGACTGAGGGTCAGCAAAACCTTTTGACTACTGCAATTAAAACCCCTCAAGACTTAATTACTCCTACTGCCGTTGCTAAAATAGACCCTACCACAGTCGGTACAGAGATTTCTTCAGACTTAAATAAAGTCCCTCAGTATGATGCAGCAGGTAATCCAATATTAGATGAAGCAGGTAATCCTGTTTTAGGGCCATCACAAGCAAATGTAGCTACGGCAAGCAAAGCAGGTGTTCCTCAGTATGACGCAGCAGGTAATCCAATACTGGATGCAGATGGAAACCCTGTTTTAGGTGCAGCACAAACTGACGCACCAGATGATATTGAAACTAAAAAGTACACTGCATCAACCTCAATAGGCGATACCACTAAAGCCCTTGAAGGTGGCGAGTTTATTGATGGCGCTTCTCTGGTAGAAAAAGCTGTAGAGTTATCAAAAGGGCTTTTCAAAGATGCAAAGTACAATAAAGAAAAAGGCACTGTCACATATTTAAAAGCTAATGCTGTACCTATGGGTTTTCGGGAGGATGGATCACCTTACCCTCAAACCTTTAGTGAAGTAGAAGTACCCATTGCGGAGTTTGCGGAGCTTACAGACATATCACTAGATGATTACACTACACAAGTAGGCGGTCTTAAAACAATAAAAGGGGATGACCCTGATGCCATTGAAGGAGAAACTGCAGACGTAGAAAAGCTAAAAGGCAAGGACATTAAAGCTGCTCAAATAGATGCAGAGGATGTCACACAGATAGTTAAGCCTGATGCTCGTAAGCTTGAACCCGGCGAGGAAATTGAAGGCTCTGCTGTTGATATGGCAAGAGTAAAAGAGGCTGTAGAATTTGAAGCAGCACAGGCTGACCCATCTAAAGCGGCTACTGTTAGAGGCCAGATGGAAGAACTGCAAGCTGATTTTGAAGGTGGTCAGACGCCAGCTTGGGCTGCAGGGGCATTAAGAAACGTTTCAGCACAGATGGCAGCGCGTGGGCTTGGTGCTAGTAGTATGGCAGGACAAGCTCTTGTACAGGCTGCTATGGAAGCTGCTCTTCCTATTGCACAGATAGACGCTGAGACTTATGGTAAGTTTGAGTTTCAAAACCTTAGCAATAGGCAAGCCACTGCAATGTTTGCTGCAGAGCAACGCGCTATTTTTCTTGGACAAGAGTTTGACGAAGAGTTTCAAACACGTGTAAAAAATGCAGCTACTATTAGTGACATTGCAAATCAGAACTTTACAGCAGAGCAGAGTATAGCATTAGAGAATGCTAAACTGGCATCAACTGCAAGTATTGCTAATCTCAGTGCAAGAAATGCTAAAGTAATAGCTGATGCTGCTGCTGTATCTAATATGGAAATAGCTAATTTAAATAACATCCAACAGGCTAAGGTAGAAAACGCTAAAAACTTACTACAAATGGATATGACTAACTTAAATAATGAAAATCAAGCAGAGATATTTAAAGCACAGACAATAGCAGCTAGTATTCTTAGTGACACGGCAGCAGAAAATGCAGCTAAACAATTTGGCGCTCAGAGTGAGAACGAGACCAATCAAGTTATGGCAAAGTTAGCTCAAGCCACAGCCGAAGCTAATACTGCACAAAAGAATTTAATGGAGCAGTTTAATGCAGGTGAGGAAAATGCAATAGCTAAACATGCTGCAGAACAAAAGAACGCAAGAGAAGAATTTAATAGTGAATATGCGTTAGAGATATCAAAAGCTAATGCCATATGGCGGCAGACTGTTACCACAACAAATACAGCCGAACAAAATGAGGCTAACAGGGATGACGCTAAAGCAGCCAATGAATTTACTGCTGAAACTTTAGATCAAATATGGCAAAGAGACCGCGACTTATTAAGCTATGCTTGGCAGAGTAGTAATAATGCCTTAGATAGAATTAATGATGTTATTCTTGCTAACATTACAGCTTCTGCAACAAAGAGTAATGCAGCATTAAGTGCAGCAGCAACGGAAGCAGCAGCAGAAATGCAAATGTGGGGTCAAGTAGGTAAAGCTGTAATAGGCTTTGATTGGGATAAAATATGATAAGGGGCGGTTGATATGGCAGATAGATATATAACTGAAGAAAGAATGCAAAGGTTTTTAGAGAGAGGCAATGATATGTCTGTCTCTACTGTAGCTGCAGATGAAATACAAGCTACTGTAGGCGAGGTAGGTAAAGGTAGAGGTCTGGGGTCACAAACTAGAAGTAAAAAAAGAAAGTCTATGTTAAGTCAGGCAGGACAAAACTTGTATGACTCCTCTGCAGCCGTATTAGAACAACAAAAAGCTACTCAGGAAGCTATTCAACAAGAGAGCATTAATGATCTTCTGTTTTCTGTTATGCGTGAAACTGAAAAAGAAACACAAAAGTATTCACCTTCTGCTGAAGGCACTTTGGGTACAGCTACCTACCTAACTCAAGATGAGAAAAGACAACGGGGTAGGCTTGGTCCTGTAGCTGAAAAGCTAATGACTTCTAAAGAGTCAGGTAGTGGCGGTTATGACGCTCTATATGATCAGGCTCAAAAGAGTACATTTAAAGATTTTAAGCCTACTGAAATGACTATTGGAGAAGTCTTAGCATTTCAAAAGAAACGCGGTACAGGTTCCTATGCTTCCTTTGTAAAAGCTAACAATCCAAAAGGCACACTCTCTACGCCTGTAGGAAAGTTTCAATATGTAGGAGCTACTTTGCAGGATGAAGTAGATACTAATGACTATGATCTTAATGACAAGTTTGATGCTAACATGCAAGATACTATTTTCTACAACCACGCTAACAGAATAATAAAGAACCTTAAGACACAAGAAGGCAAACGCTCTAAGATGAGGGCTACTTGGGAAGGCTTCAAGAGTAAAAAAGCCGTATCAGATAAAGAGCTAGATGCTCTTATAGCTGAGATACAAAGTCGTAAATAAAAAAGGCAACAATAAAAATGAGTAGAGCAATAAGAGGGCCAATTCCCGGCCAATCATTTACGGATAAACCCGGCAACTACCCTTGGGAGAGACCTCCTGAAACTGCCGATCCTAAAGAAGCACTTAGTATGCATCTTAAGAAGATGTCTGGGCCTAAGTATATGGATAGTGCTATTTACATGATGGAATTGGGATTGCCTGTAGAGGTTCTTACCAACACTACTTTAACTATGGCAGTAGGAAAAGGCATACACAGTATTGATGTAGGACTTATTATTGCACCTGCTATTCATAAAGAGATTGTATCTATTGCTGAAATGGCTGGCATTGAATATGATGAGTTTTTTCCAGAAGAAAAAGAAGAAGAAGAAGTTGCTAAAGAAAAACTTAAGACCCTCATTATTGCTAAGATGAAACGTAAAAAACCCAAAGAAAAGGCTCAAATATCTCAAACTATGGAAGCTATGACTAGCCCAGAAACAGAGAAGTTTGAAGATATGCAAGACCCACAGGACAAACAAGAGGCTCCTACAGAAGACATGGCTATGGATCAACCACCCCAGCAGGAAGAACCACAGGAGCCACCTAATAAAATGGGCATGGGCTTAATGAGTAGAGAGGCATAAAGACATGGCTATTAGTGGGAATGTATTAGGGTTTATTAGTGGTGCTGCAGAGCAATTCACAAAGAACAAAGAAACTTTTAAAAAGGAACTGCGTGAGAATAAGCGTAGACAGAAAGAGTGGTTAAACACATATGGTAGCAAAGTTATTAATGAAAACAAACAACAGCAAGAAAGTGTAGAATTAGCGTTAGAGGAATTAGAGGCACGAGGATTAAAGACGCCAGATGCACTTCAACTTTTGCAAAAGCATGGTGTAAATGCTGTACTTGAATTAAATAAAACAGTAAAAGATTATGAGTCTACTAATAGTACAAGGGTAGATGCAGACCTTATGAATAAGATATGGAAGGCTGCAGAAGATTTTACACCTACAAGTCAATCTTTTGAAGAGGCTGTGTCTAAAGTATTTGGTACAAATAAAGCAGGTTCTACAACTCCTGTAATACAAGAGTCAGAAGAAAGAAGCTTCTTTGATAAAATTAAAGACAACCTTAGTGGTGCATATGAAGCTGAAGAGTATGATGACTTCTTAAGTGATCCAAGCGAAGGTATGGGTGGATACACTATCAATGAACTAAGAGCAATGTCAGCGGCCTCACCTTCTATGGTGGGTTCTGGTGGCGCTGCTGTGTTTGACAGGTCTGTTCTTAGGGGTAGTGAGCCTTCTGCTGGGGAAGCTAGACTTTGGAAAGACACTGTACCTCTTATTGTAAGAGAGGCACTTAAAAATCTTTCGCCAGAAGACAGAGAAGCTGTTGAAATGACGGAGGCAGATACGGCTTCAGGCTTTAAAGTTCGTAACGTAGATGATATATTCTTTGATTTATCTGATCCTGATGGTGTTTATTTTGATGCCTTTAGCGAAGCTACTAGAAAAATACACGAACAAAACCCTTTCTCTAATAATAGGTCTGCTACAGGTGCGTATGGCGGTCAAGATGCTCTAAATGCAATACTTAATCCTAAAACTATAGAGGAGCTATTTGAAGCTACAGGCCGTGATCCTTCTGAATTGCAGTTATTTGCCACTGATGAAGAAGCACTTGAGTTCTTTAAAAGGAATGCTGAAGAATTTGTATATGTAGGTACAGACAGTGATAAAGAACTTATTGCCCGTCCTAATAATCTACCTGTAACGCCTGATCCAGAAACTGATGATGATGATGACCTTACAGTAGATGACCCAGAATTGCCCGTAGAAGAAGGTACATATAACACAGACGATCTAACTCTAAAAGTTCAACCTACTGTAGCACCTGAAGGTATTCCTAAACGTCCAGAGCCTATTTATAGAGGTGAGGAAAAGAAGCTACTTGAGAAACCTAGAAACAAAAGAGACATAGATGATTGGGATGATCAATATGGAGATAAGTATAACCCTGATGCTACTTACAAGATAGTTAGACCTCAAGGCCCAAGACCTGAAGATACAAATAGCCGAGAGTATTATGAGTATGAGCTTTGGGATGCTACCTACGGAGATACCCATGATCCACTTACAGGATACCCTCTAATAGAAGGCTTAGATAAAACCCTCATTCCTAACTCAGGAGAAACTGAATAATGGGTAGACGCCTTATATGGAATCCTCCTGCTGAAGAACAAGAGCCTGACTTCATGACCTACACAGGTGGTGAGAAGGATACGTTTGGCATTAGTGACCTCACAGAGGATCACAACTACAACGTCATTGATGCTCAAATGAAAGCTCGCTTTGGTATGTCTGAGAAGTCTCACAGTAGGCAAGAGGTTGTTGATAAGTGGATTAATTACAACAGAAAGTTTAACGTAGGTAATACTCTCAGTGTACTAGGGGAAGCCAGCTACTTAAGCAAAGCTGATGATGAAGAAAAAGTAAAAGCTCTCAACTCGTATAAACTCTTTGATAACATGAAGGGTTCCTTTAGTGGTGGTACTGTTGGTCAAAAGCTAGACAGTGTGTACGACTACGGTATGGCTTTAATTGTAGACCCTGTTAACTTGGTTAGCTTTGGTGTTGGTAAGTTAGCTACAGGTGGTGGCTCAAAGGTTGCTGCAGGTGCTGCAAAAGAAGCCTTAGAGATATCAGCTAACCAGATACTACGTAAGGCAGGGCAGACGGGTGCTAAACGATCTGCACTTAAGCCAGCCGTAAAAGCTGAGATAGGTAGAGCGCGTCAACGTGTACTTAGTAAGGCACTAAAAGGCGAGGCTGTAGAAGGCTTAGAGGAAGGCGTTGTAGAGGGTGCGCTTAAGAAGGCTGCAACTAAAGAGTTTAGATACGGTATAGGCACTGAGACTGTTAGTGCTATGGGTATTGATGCCATTCAGCAGAACATGGCGTACCGTGAGGTAGGCTTTCAAGATGAGTTCAACTATTTAAACTCTGGTTTAATTGCTGGTGGTGGTTTCTTTGGCTACGGATTAGCTAAAGCATTTGGTATGCTTGACGGTGCATCTATACCCAAGTCTGTAGCATTAGAAACATATGACGCTGCTGTAACGGCAGAGGCTGCAGCTAGAAAGATAGCAAGGCAAGAGGGTGAAGCCACTTACAAAGAAGCTATGGCAAAGCTGGCTGATGATGAAGAACTCCAACGCAAAACTATGGAGAGCCTAAAAAAGAACACTGCTGCTGCACAAAGTTGGGCTGAAATGGTAGCCTCTGGTAAACGTATAGCAGAAGAAACTGGTGATAGGTATGAAGGTAGTGGTGCGGAAGGTTTAGCTGCTTTTATATTTGGTAAGAAAGACTTGCCAGAAGGCCAGAACTTCAAAGGACTTTTTGATATATTTAATGATGCGGGTATTGATCTGGCGTATGCAGATGATGTATGGCAGGGTACTACCCACTTTGTAACTAGTACAGTCAAAGCCCTACCACAAAATGTAAAGGATGAAGTAGATAGTCTATATAGAAATACGGTACTTAAGTTAGACTCCGTTTACGAAAGTAAGACAAACTTAGATGACGCTATGGACTTTATGGCAAGTGATTATAGTTCTATGGGGGCCAGAATGGGTGTCATGGGCGGCTTGGGTAGAGAGATAGAAAAGATACGTAAAGTAAAGCAAGCCACAGGACAGACTAACCTCAAAGTCACAGCAGAAGAAATGCTAGACGGTATTGTAGACCCTAGCACAGGTACAGTTAAAAATGTAGACAAAGTAGAGCGTAGCTTGATGGGTCGCTCACAGGACAACCTTATACGTATTCTTGTAACTCATCCCGGCACAACTGCGCTTAACTTGTTAGGCTGGGTTAATGCTTCTGGTATGCAATCTTTATCTGACGGGCTTAGGGGTGCGCTTTATGGTGGGGCATCAGTAGCACAGTACATAACAGGCAATAAAGCCAATGCCGTTGAGTACGCTGAGAAGTCTAGGCTTATGATGACCTTGCAAAAAGAAAAGATGAAAAACCTGCTTAACCCTTTTGCTACACAAGAGGAGGCACTTAACTTCTTATCGCTTAACCCTAAGATGCGTAAAGAGCTATTCCGCTATGTATCTGGTGGCCTAGACAGTAAGGATGTTCTCAAGACGTTAGACTTAGAGTTTGACGATCTTGAAAAACCCGGCGTGTTTGAGAAAGTTATTGATACATTCCAAACAGTTTACGGCGTTAAGGCTGTAGACGTATTGAGTAAGACACAGGAGTTTATGTACAACATAGACAAACAGATGCGCCTTAAGTACAACTTAAGCTATGCAGACTTTATGGGTGCTAGGGATGCTCAAGGACAGCCTCTACATTGGGCTAAGATGCGCTCTGATGAATTTGTAGAGATACAAGCTACTGCTGTTGAGGACTCACTACGTGCTGTATTCTCTAAGTCCTTTGGAGGTGGTGACTTTAAAAGAGACCGTAACATTGTAGAAATGGCAGCTAAAGGTATAGAGGACGCGCGTAAATATCCTATCCTTGGTGCTATGATCCCATTCGGTCAGTTCTTTAACAACACCATTGCCTTTATGACTGACTACTCAGGTATTAGTATAGTACATTCTTACTTTGCTAAGAACAACAGAGACCCTATGGAAATGGCTACTAAGGCTGCTGTAGGTCTGACCTCTATTACTGCTATGTCTGAGTACGAAATGAAACATATGGATGAGGGTTTGGCTTGGCATGAAGAACGTGACGATGATGGTCAGGTAAGGTCACGCCTGTATGACTTTCCGTTTAGTTACTACAAAGGCATAGGCCGTATTGTAGCACACTTTAGGCGTGACGGTGAAGTACCACCTGAGTTGTACGATGATATTGTAACTACGTTTGGTACAGCTAACCTTACACGTTCTTTGGGTGAGTCATCAGCCTCTGCGTTTGAGTTTATGAAAGATGTTGCTTCTGGTAAATACCCTGATGCAGTAGAAGGCTTACAAAAAGCTATGGGTAATGTAGGCTCTATGTACTTGTCAGGTTACAGCAGACCCTTAGACCCTCTTAATCAGATTGCAGCGTTTGCTATGGGCGATGCCTACAATGAAACAGACCGTAACATAGGTAGCAAGTTTATCAATAAGTCTACACGTTACGTTGAGAGTATCTTTGATGGCCTTGATGAGCTTACAGGGATACCTACTGCTGCAGGTACTGCGCTGGGCCTTGATATGACAGAAGCACCAGTTAGGGAGAGACCTCTTGAGAGTAGACCTAGAGGCGTGGCTATTGGGCGTATCTTTGGTTACAGGGACTCACCTGCACCACAGGCCATTGATAAGATGTATGCTGACATAGGTAGACCTAAGTGGAAGACAGATATCAAGTCTGCTATACCAGAGGCTAACAATACAGTTAACAGGGTTATTACTAAGTACCTAGAAGCAGAGGCTGACAAAGCTGTTTATGACCCAGAATGGAAAAACAAATCTATAGATGAAAAGAAAGCGGCTGTTACACTAGCTACAAGTAGGGCTAAGAAAAGAGCCTTAGCTGAGTTGTACAGATCAGGCAACCCTACAGATAAACG